AGTTCTTCAGTCCATCATACATATTGAGCAGATGGATATACAAGAAAGCATTCTTGATTGGATTGCTGGTAGTCGTAGCTCCATGTGTAGTCAGGTTGTCCTTCATGCTTGAAACGCTGAAGAACTTCTTTGCTGAATACTTGAGTACTAACTTTTTCGGATGCAAATTGGAATTGTTGGTGGATCCGAGTTGCGCGAACTTCTTGCCATCGTAACGCTTCTCTCGCAGGGCATCCGGATTCGTCGGGTATTCTGTATGGGATCCGTCTTCAAAGTAGGCGCAGATGATATTAGACGTATTCAGAACGTTCGTATCGCGAGCAAACGCGGTAATGGTCACTTTCGCTCCCATGACGCAGTACTTGTCGTAGAAGACAGCCATTTGATCAAACATGAACGGCTGATGCGATCCATTCGTGATGCTAACGTCAAAGTCTGGATCGTAGAGCGAACTCAATCGAAAGACCTTGGTCGCCGTCTCCGTCGCCAACGCATTGTCTAAGAGGAACCTTTGGTTGTATCCGAACGTAACCAGCTTCTTTTCCGGAAAAAGGTGCTGAGCGCCTTGGATAGCTGTAGGAGTACGATAACGAGCATAAGACCGCAGCCCGCGACGTGCTCGCTGCACCGATCTTGCCCTGGAGGACTTTCCTCGCTTAGCTGCTTTCCTGCTTCGTTTGAATGTCCCATTCATTTTGTTTGCTTTTTTCCGCTGCCGTTCTTTCTTTTATACCGTTCGCAAAAAAAAAGTTCTTGTGGTTCTGCAAGCCCCCGGTGCTCGATCGGGGTCCGGACCCTCTCGACCAATCAGCTTCTTTTTTCCCAGGCCGGCATCTATGAGGCCGAGGCCAGAGGTTGGGGGTAATATTGACCCCAACCTCGAGCCTCTTTTTCTTTTTTCATGCCAAATGGAGCGAAATACTACTGCGGGACATCCTTCCAGAACGACCCACCGAGATTCGTCGATGAGGACTGCAGCTACCTCATCTTCCAGCGCGAGGCGGCTGGTACCACCGGCAGAGAGCACTGGCAATTCTATGTCGAGTTCAAGAAGCGGATCACCATCAAGCGTGCACAGGCGATCCTCGCTACGCCAGGAGCTTTTCTTGACGGGCGGAAGGGTACTGCCGAGCAGGCCAGAGACTACTGCAAGAAGGAGGATACCCGTCTCGCGGATACCGAGCCAGTCGAGCATGGATCCATCAGCGAGCCCGAGCCTGGTAAACGCAACGACATCATTGCGCTCAGGGATGCAGCAGGAACCGTCTCCTGTCTTTCTGATCTCATCAAGGATGACGGGATCATCGAGTCGTTCGCCAGGTATGGACGCTTTGCAGAGCGGGTTTTCTCAGCAGCCGCGAAAAAGCGCAGCGAGAAATGGAGGGTAGTGGAGGTCTCTATCTACTATGGAGCCACTGGGACGGGCAAGACCAGACTTGCATATGAATCTTCCGATTCAGTCTACAAGTGGAACGTGGACACTCCAGAGTGGTGGGATGGGTACGACGGCGAAAGGACCCTACTCATTGACGAGTTCTACGGTCAGCTCAAGCCCAGTCGCATGCTCCAGCTCTTGGATGGATACACGTGCCGTCTTCCAGTCAAGGGGGGATTCACTTATGCGAATTGGGACAAGGTCTACATCACCAGTAACGCTCATCCAGATTGTTGGTATGGGGAATTAGTCCCACAGGCTGTCAAGGATGCATTGCACCGCAGATACACTGAGATTAGAGAGTTTTAAATTTTATTGGGAAAAAGCTTTAACTGGCATTAAAAAACCCAATATGCATGTCTAAGATTGCGCAATAGTGCGCCTGTCGAACATTAGTGCAGTGTACTGGATGTTGACATTGACAAACACTTCTGAAGGATCAAAGTTCTTCAGTCCATCATACATATTGAGCAGATGGATATACAAGAAAGCATTCTTGATTGGATTGCTGGTAGTCGTAGCTCCATGTGTAGTCAGGTTGTCCTTCATGCTTGAAACGCTGAAGA